GTTTTATCAAGAGCGTACGGTTCAACCCCTGCCTCCCCTGATTTACCAACTTCCCAGTTTCATTTTCTGTTAAGTTAAATTAATTCCTATGGCTGTGTCCTCGTTCAATCTTAATGAATTGGTAGCCTCCCACGGCTCTTCAGGACTTATAGCTTCAGCCCTCGTTGATAAGGTAGCTTCTGAGCAACTTGAGGAACAATTAAATCATCAACGCAGAGGTCTTAAGGTCTACATCCGAAACCGGTTGGATGTAAAGGAATCCGAAGTGATTCGAAATCGGTATGGAGGTAAGTACGACCTCCATCTGTCCCAGCAAGAGCACGCTCCTCACGGACTTGCTGGTGCCCTCCGCTTGTGTGAAACGCTTGATTGTCTGGACGCCTTTTCCCGCACTGGTCTGAGGCAAGGCCTCGTCCTAGACTTCGGTGGTAGTTGGGTCACACATTTCCTCCGCGGTCATAACGTACACTGCTGCTCTCCTTGCTTGGGCGTCCGGGATAAAATGCGCCATACCGAGCGATTGTTGAGCATGCGGAAAGCCATTATTAATGATCCCCAGACTTTTGAGGGTCGTCAGCCAAACTTTTGCACAAATCCGGCTGAGAAATGCGACGTACAAGCCCACTACGCCATTTCTATACATGGAGGTTACGACATGGGCTTTGAGGGACTATGTAGAGCCATGAACGCTCACGGAACCACGTTTTTAAAGGGAACAATGATGTTTGATGGGGCTATGTTGTTTGATGACTCGGGTTACATTCCCGAACTGAAGTGTCATTGGAGAAAAATCAAGAACGCCTTCAGTGAGAAGGAGAATGCTTCAACATTCACCTCGAAGCTGAATTTAGCTGTATCCGGGAAGACTCTCATCGCTTTTGACTTTGAAACGGGTCCCACTATGTCTTACATTCATGAGTGGAAGAACATAAAGTCTTTCTTGACGGATCAAACTTTCTCCTACAACGGCTACACCTATGGCATTGAACGCTGTGTGATCTACGCTGGTATTTTGACATACAAAATTATAGGCGTGCCTGGTGAATGCCCCCCTGAAGTTATCAGACATTGCGTGTGGTTTCCCTCTTTGAAGGACTACGTCGGCTTAAAAATTCCTGTTGCTGCCGACCTAGTTGAATGGAAAACTGTTCGCCTACCACTTTCCACTCTTCGTGACACTGAAGAGATAGCTATGAGGTGTTACAATGATAAGAAGACATGGCAAGACCAATTTAAAATCATTTTAGGTGTCTTGTCATCAAAATCTTCCACCATAGTTATCAATGGTATGGCAATGCAAGCAGGTGAGCGTGTTGATATTAACGATTACCCTTACATAGGGTTCGCCATAATGCTGCATACAAAAATGAAATATGAACAGTTGAGCTTAATGTATGATGCCTGGGACGCCTCCATCATCAGTCAGTGGTGGAAGGCCATGACTAAGCCCATCAGGACGTTCGTGAGGCTAGCAGCAGCCCGAACCCTGTTTCCTACTTTGCGTCCCCGAAATGAGAGTGAGTTCCTAGTTAAACTTTCTACCTTTGTCACATTTAATGATGAATGTATAACTGACATGGGAGAAGTTTGGGACGTAACCGCTAACGCTGCTGCAGTCGCTGCGTGGGCCGTGTCCGACGGGAAACAATTGATTCGTGAGAAAGAGAGAGCCTTGGAATTGGCTAACCAGCAACCCGTGCAAATTGACTCTCAACCATTGACCTCTATCAATCTTTCGACTCAGAATCCACCTCAACCTGCGACCGCGATTTTGGATCCCGAGAATCCCGTTGTCGGTCAGACCGAATCACCTGAACCCCCCGAGCTTAAATCTCTATCCTTTCAAACTAGATCCCCTGACACCCGGTTAGCTGAGAGAGCTTCCGCCATGCTGGAGTATGTTGCGTATGAACGTCAATTACATCAGAATGTTATTTCGAATCTTCAGCGGATTTGGTGTTCAGCCGGCGGCGATTTCGTAACGAACAGACTTGAGGGCAACCTGAAATTTGTATTTGATACATATTTCTTAACTGATCCTCTGGTTAATGTACACTTCCCTAGCGGGAGATGGATGCGTCCCGTTCCGGCTGGGACTACTTATATGGTCGGGTTCAATGAGAAGGGTCTCGGTCCAAAAATGGAAAGTGAGTTGTACATAGTCAATGCTGACTGTGTGATATGTAATAGCGATGGATTGTCCAATGCCGTGAAGGCTTTAACGGCTCCTACTGGTACCATCAGCTTGGTCGATGGCGTTGCTGGTTGCGGGAAAACTACAGCCATTAAGAAACTATTTCAACCCGCGACAGATCTCATCGTGACTGCCAATAAAAAATCAGCACAAGATGTTAGAATGGCTCTTTTTGGAGCTTCAGACTCGAAAGAAGCATGCACCTTCGTGAGAACCGCAGATTCTATTCTGTTGAATGATGTTCCCGAGGTATCTAGAGTGCTGGTGGATGAGGTCGTATTACTTCACTTTGGGCAATTGTGTGCTGTGATGTCTAAGCTAAAAGCGGTTCGTGCTATATGCTTCGGTGATTCGGAGCAAATTGCCTTCGGGTCGAGGGATGCATCTTTTGACATGCGTAGATCTGCTATCCTCCCCGATGAATCCAGCACCTCGGATACAACTTTCCGTAGTCCACAAGACATCGTGCCTCTCGTGACTCGTATGGCGAACAAGGCTTTACCAAGAGGCGCAAAATCGAAGTATTCGCGTTGGTTATCACAATCCAAAGTGCTCAATTCGGTCAGTCACAGGTGTGTTCCCAGCGTAGCTCTGGTTGACATGGATGAGTCCAGATTCTACATAACTATGACTCAAGCTGACAAAGCTGCCCTAATAACCAGAGCTAAGGAATTGCAGATGCCTAGCTCGTTTTATGATAACAAAATTAAAACAGTTCATGAGTCTCAAGGCATCTCAGAAGATCATGTGACCCTCGTCAGGCTAAAGAGTACTAAGTGTGACCTCTTTAAATCCTTTCCTTCCTGCCTAGTCGCATTAACTCGGCATAAGGTGTATTTCAGGTATGAGTTTTGTGGGGAGTTGAAAGGTGATTTAATTGCTCTTGTTCTGGCGTCGCACTCCCCTCTCATCTGACAGACCTAAGCTAAGTTGGTAGTTATATTACTCTAAACTACCTAAGTCACTAAACAGTTCTACTGGTGAACGGGATGTCCATCCAGCTAACGGCTAAAATGGTCAGTCTTACCTCTGAGGTAAGCCGAGTTTCTTACAAGAACTCGAGGTACTTTATATCATCTACTCCTGGTGATTGTGAAGAGCCGTGTACAATGTACACATCCGGCTCGGGTACCCCCTCTTCGGAGGGTTTCCATAGGAGACCA